AAACTTCTTAGCCTCGATCCAGAGGCTACCGAAAGTCGCATAACACGGCTCCACTTCCTCTATGGGGAAGAAACAATATATGTGGAAGCGGTAGTAGACGATTTTCAACTGGTGCGTCCCCAGACAATGCTAGAGCCAGCAGAATATGGCCCTGCCATATGTTGCACTTCCCTCCTATGGGGAGAAGACGTAACAGTAGGAAACGAACCTTCCATAGAAGAGATAGACGAGCTAGTTGGCTCTCTAGATATATCTTCTTGGACATTATTAAATCAGGAGGACATTTGAAATGACAGAGAAACAATTTGAAGAGTACACCACACTATCTAAGGCGTGGAGAGTGCTACTTGATAAGAAAAACAAGTATTTGAATGAGAGTAATGAGCAGAGAAGTGCAGACAATTTTGATGAATCTATGAACTCTTTTTACAAGTACATTGGTTACTCGGAAGCCTGCAGTGACCTGTTTGGGTTAATGATGGATGCGGACAAGCCCAAACAACTAGAACTTGATGTGAGGGAGGTTTTGCAATGAGTGACTTTAAAGTGTACTACGGTATTGAGGAACTTCACAGAGTAAACACAGCTGTGAGCATCTGTTTCGACACAGAAACTACAGGACTACAACCAGAGAAGGGAGGCTTGCGCCTCCTTCAAGTAGCCTCCGATGTGCATAAAACAATTATTGTTATTGATTGTTTTGAACTTGAGGATGCAGATTGGGTAACGTTAGACAGATTCTTTAATAATGGAGAGCGTTTTTGGCTAGCTCATAATGCTGTATTTGATGTTGGTTGGCTACAAGAGCATGGGATACACCCTAGAGGTGTTATGCGTTGCAGTTTTCTAGCTAGCAGACTTCTGACCAATGGTATTCCCCAAATGAAACATGGTTTAGATGCAGTGGTTAAACGACATCTAAATAAAGAACTCTCAAAAGAACAACAAAGATCTGATTGGAGTGCAGAAGTTCTTAGTGAAGAACAATTGGAGTATGCAGCAAAAGATGTGGAAATCTTATGTGAATTAGATGTTGTCCTTCAAAAGAAAATATTGCTTGCCGGACTAGCAGATGCTTTCGCTCTTGAGTGTAAAGCTATACCTGCTATGGCACAAATGTGGAGGACAGGGCTTCCCTGGAACAAGGATTCTGTTGCTGAGCAACTCAGTAATTATGAAATAGATGCTGAAGAAAAGTCCAAAGATTTTATAAGGCAGCTAGACAATGCTCTCCCTGAAGGAAGTAAATTACCTAGGGAAGAGACTGAGGAAACTAGAAGGTATGAATTTATAGGAAATAAAATAGCAGAGATGGGTCACGATCCAGATATGAGAAAGAAATGGTATGACGAATTAGAGGTTCTTAGACCTATTGTAGAACTAGCTCCTATAAATTTAAGGGCTAAAGATACAGGTTCTAAGAGATTAGGAACTAAAAAGTATGCAGGGTTCAATATAAATAGCCCTAAGCAACTTATAGATAAATTGGAGAAGATAATGGGCTTTGTACCATTAAATAGGGAGGGTAAACCCAGTGCTTCCAGAGAGTCTCTTAGGAAGTATGCAGCGGACCATAGAGTTATACAGACCTACTTAGATTGGAAAAGAACGGAAAAGAGGAGGCAAATGCTTTCTTCTATACAGGAAAAGATGAACACGGAAGGTTTCGTTAAAGCTTCCTACATGCAATTAGGTGCAGACACGGGGCGCATGAGTTGTATAAAACCTAATAATCAGCAGATACCTAAAGACCCTGTGTTTAGACAGTGTGTTGAAGCTCCGGAAGGGTGGAAAATAGTTGACGCTGACTTCAGTCAAATGGAGTTGAGACTTGCAGCTGCTTTAGCTAAGGATGTGAACATGACAGAGGCTTTCAAATCAGGGGAGGATTTACATGCATACACAGCTAGACAAATGGGCTGTGATAGACAAGTGGCTAAATCCGCTAACTTCGGTCTTCTATATGGGGCTGGGGTAGAAGGACTAAGAAACTACGCAGGCAGTACAGGTCTATTGATGACGCAAGAGGAAGCTGAAAAAGTAAGAACTGACTGGTTAACTACTTACTCAGGTATAAGAGCATGGCAAGCTAGTAACCAGCTGATATGCAGAAAAACAGAAGGAGATGAGTGGCCTGAAACTAGAGTACCTGTAACCAATATGCGTAGATACCTTAAAGGAGGTTTAAACAAACCAACAGTAAGGTGTAACACTCCTATCCAAGGGGCTGGTGCTGCAATACTAAAGTATGCCTTAGTTGATCTATGGGAAAAAGTTAAACAAGCGGGAGAGGATAATGTGAAAATAGCAGCAGCTGTTCACGATGAAATACTTCTTCTAGTCAAAGAAGAGTATGCAGAAATATGGGCAGAAAAGCTTAAACATTCTATGGAAAAAGCTGAATATAAATGGCTAGGAGAAATACCCTCTTTGGCTGAAGTATCTGTAGGTAAAACGTGGAGAGAAGCACATTAATTTCCTGGAAGGAGTAACCTATTACAAGAGCCTTGGAGATTTAATGCATGCAACCTACAGAAAAAAGCGGAAGACAAATAATAATGGAACAGCTGAATAAGGCTATAGCCTTTTCAACTACCGGGGATCTTCAGAGAGCAGCTATATTTTTGGAACAGGCAAGAGAAGTTAGAATGGGTAAAAAGGGAGCACGTTCCAAAGGAAGGCAAGCCTTTACAAATTCTCGTGTGCGTAAAGTGGATAGACCTGTAACATGGTAGAGTAGTACAACTACACTCAGTAAATGGCCCTAAAACACGGAAACAAAATCTATTTGCAGCTACTTTTAGACCCAAATAGGGCAAAGCTAGCCGCAGACCTAGCTTCTTGTGAAGGTATTAAAACTACTGCTTGGATAAGAAACGCTGTTTACAACGAACTTCAAAGGCAACTTCCTACCTCCGTATATAAAGAAGCTCAAGCACAAGATGAAGCAGTATGGAGAAGATCTGTAAGACGCAGAATAGAGGGAAGAAGCGATTCAACAACTTCAACTTTCAACAACAATGACATCTATTAGTACTCAAAGAGTTGGGCAACGTTACCACCAAGGTGATCGTGTAAAGAAAAGAACTATTGGTGGCACTAAACCTGCCCGTTATGGAACAGTGCTTAATCCTATAGAAGGTAAAGATCGTAGAGGATCAAAAATATGGTACTACTCAGTGCAATGGGATGATTTGAAAACTCCAGCTAAACATGCACAACAGTCTTTGATTCCTCTCAATGACTAGAAGGCAACGCACCATTGCAGAGGAAGAAACACCTCTAGCTATTCATCAAATTCCTCCAGATAGTGAGGAGATTAAACGTGCGCTAGAACGCATAGAAGAATTAAAATTCTGGATTAAACAACGTAGGAAACAACTATCATTTCCAACGGAATAAGTCACTCCACCAAGGAGGTTTAGGTTGCACAACTTTGTTTTCTATGCAGGCTATCTTTGCCAATAAATAATGAATCTTATCTAGTGAATGTGATATGAATACACTCTGTTGATAGTTCTGTCTATATATAGCATCTATACACCTTTTTAGTTCATTTATATCATCTGTCTCTAACAGATGTCGAATAGAAGTCTCCATGTCCAATTCCTCCTCTAATGTGGGAGGTTTTGCTAACTCCAATACATAAGAAAGATCAGGAGGGAGAGATGAATTTGCCATTGCGTTCCAAAAGACCTGTAAGGAGGTCACGTTTCCCTCCCCATGTCCACGTTCTAAACCAATTAGCGTCTTTTGCCAAGAGTTCAGGCGCAACTCTTCTAATCTCAGCTTGTAATTCAGAGATAGCAGCAAGCATCATAGGATCACCTCGATCAAATGCATCGAAGAAATCCCGAAGATCTAAATCATTCATCTAGATCCTTCTCAAGTTCCTCTGCCTTCTCTGCTAAGCCTGTATAAAAACCATGCATTTCGTGTGAGTCAAGATGCCGCCCGTCCAAAACATACAGGCGATCCATTCTCATCTGTCTTTCTCTTTGTTCTTTAACCCACTGCGGTCCCATGACAGTACACATGGCAGGGTTGTCTGTTTCTTTCATTGTAATTTAGTAGTGCTTTCTGGAAATAATCTAGCCTCTAGAAATTCAACGGCTTGATCATCAAGAGTATTATTAGTCTGTTTTGCCAAAGATCTTAAAAGACTTAATATTGTCTTTTTACCTGTATCACTTCTTAAGTAAGCATACAGAAGAGGTTTCAGTGGTTTCAGTAGTCTTTTCATAGGTACTTTTAACACTTCCTTGTACTATAACTAATTGTTAATTTTAGGCTGTAAATATATACACCAATAAAAGAACCTTGCATGATCCCCCGTTCGGCAAGGTTTTTTTATGCCTTAGCAAATATCCAACCATTACATATATATTTTCTTACTTTAGGTGGAAAGCCACGATGTAGAAATGTCCATGTAGCAGGGAACATAACTAATGTGCCTCTTTCTGGTTGTAATCTTGTCCCATCAGCAAACTCCGTATAACCTTCATCCTCTTCTTTAATAGTATTTAGATACCACATAAAAGTAAAAATTCTCGTAGCTCCACCTGACATTTGCCAATCGTGATGCCAATCATAGAATCCTCCGGCTTCATATCTTTGTAATTTATATCCTGTGTCATTAATTTCATAATCGTAAGGAACAGCATTTCTATGAATAGTTGCTAGATATAAGCGATATTCCTTTAATCCTTTTTGTAAAGCTTCAAAGAAAATATTGTCTTCTGATCTCCAATGTTGATGATTGGTAATTACAAAATCCTTGGTTTGTTTTATCTCTTTATTGACCCTTCTATCTGTTCCTAATACACCATCTTGTTTTAAAGGTTCTTCGTCAAATCTATTTATTACATGCTGACAAAATGATTCAGATAAAGAATCTTTTCTTGTCCAAATAAAATTACGAGTATCAGCTACAGGTCTTACTGTTGTATTTTTGTATGTCATGGTTGAGCTGATATCCAACCTGTACAAATGTATTTTTTAACCTTTGGAGGGAACCCACGATGCATATACGTCCAAGTAGCAGGAAAAACCATTAACATTCCTGCTTCTGGTTGAACCCTCGTTCCATCTGCAAATTCTGTATATCCAGCATCTTCTATTTCTAAAGTATTTAGATACCAAAGGAAGGTATATATTCTTGCTCCTGATGGCCCCATACTCCAATCATTATGCCAATCAAAGAATCCTCCAGGCTCATATCTCTGCATTAAATAACCTGTATCTCTTACTTTATGTCCTCTAATAGGCGATGCTAAGGGATGAATTGTTTCCAAATATTGTCCGTATTCTTTCAAACCTTTTATTAGCGACTTATAGAAAACATCATCTTCTTCTTTCCAATTAGCAAATCTCGAAATATTAATGTCTTTAGTGCGTTTATGGTCCTTTTGTACCCGTTTATCTTCACCACAAACCCCATCATGTATTTCTGGATCAGCATTAAATTTCTCAATTACCTTGGCACAAAAGTCTTTGGATAATGAAGTCTTATCAAACCAGATGAAATCCTTCACTAACCCATTTATCTGGACACTTTCATTCTTATAAGGAGCTTCAATCATAAATTTTTTGTCCATGCATCTTTACTATTAATCAATACAGCGACCTGTTGTTCAAGCCTATTTAAACGAGCAAAGATTTCTCTCGTATCTTTCTGTTTTCTATTACTAATGTTGCTGATTGTCATCAGGGCCATAGAAAAACACGCCCCAACAATTGCGGCAATAATCTCATTCATTTAGATTAGTAGCGTATTGCAATCATTTTATGCCAGAACCTCAAACCCCACCTAAAGAAGAAAAGAAAAAAGGTATTGTCGGTAAGCTAAAAGAAAAGATTGATGACAAAGAGGAACAGCTAGTCATATTAAGCACCTTCGTTAGGCTAGGAGTCGTTGTCTGGAGTGGTTTTATACTAACTCTTAACTACGTTGAAATTCCAGGATTAGGGCAGCAAGAACGTATAGATCCAACTTTTATCGCCAGTGTTTTTACAGGTGCTCTTGCAAGTTTCGGGCTTGAGACAGCAAAAAAGCGGGGTGATGGAACATATAAATCTGATGATGAAAAGCCTATGAACAAAAAGGAGATTGAAAAATTAATTAATACTCAGCAATC